CCAACGTCCGTACCCTGCCATTCGCCAGCGGTTACAACGCCAGTGTTGCTAACAGTAAACAACGAAGTTTCATCGCTGTTTTGAAGCTCCATCAGGTTTGCTGACTGACTTGCCTTAGCAGTAACAACAAAACCCTTGCTAGAAGCATCGCTGATTCCAACATGCAACTGCGCTGCTGGTGTGTAGCGGTTTAGACCCCAAGAATTAGTCTCAAGGTTGATAGTTGCTGGCCAGTTCCCACCAAGGTTTCCACCTGAGCGAGTGATGTAGAGATTTCCCGAAAACAAACCAAACGCAGCACCACGTCCACCCTCAGTGTTGGTAAGGGTAAGATTCGGATTAGCAACATCAACAGTAACACTTTCCGCAAAGGTCTTAGCACCAGCAAGTGTCTGCGCTCCCGTTGTTACAAGACCGCGATTGCTTGAAGAAGCATCGGGAATGTTAAACGTGTGCGTAGAACCAGACGAGTCAATGTTGAAGTCCGAACCACTTGTTCCCGTGGCAAAAGACTGCGAATCAGCCGTCAGACCGTTTAGGGTCGTGATCCCAGTGTCCTCTGGAGTGGACCACACAGCGTCGTTGCCGACCTTTGTGAGAACCTGTCCAATAGACGCACCGGACACTTGCGTAAGGGTGTTAATGGCATCCTGCTCATTGTCAGCGCCAGTACCGCCATGCGCGACAGCGATCTCAGTGCCTTGCCAAGTACCTGAGCTGATAGTTCCAACGCTTTCAAGCGAAGAACTAACAACACCAGAACCAAGTGCAGTGCTGGAAAGAACGTCAGTGCCATTGATCTTCAGCGACTTGCCAGACGCTAGATCAATATGCTCTGAGCTGGTCCACGAATCGGACGCATCAAGCCAAAGAATGCTTTTGTCGGTGGTTCCTTTGAGGATAATTCCACCGCCATCGGCTGTAGCATCGGAAGGTGTCGCAACAACACCCATCTCAATGTTCTTGTCCTCAACCTCAATAGTCTGAGTGTTAATGATGGTCTCAGTACCATTAACAGTAAGGTCGCCGTTTACGACGAGATCCTGCATGGTGACTGAACCACCTGCAAAATCTAGGTCTTTGTTTGCATCGACAACAAGTGCTTTAGAAGCTGACGCGGTACCTGCTGTTACGTCGTCAAGCTGGTTAAGCTCGGCAGCGTTTGCAGTAACCTGCGCGCCATTAAGCTGTAGCGAGTTAATGTTTGTAGTCGCTACAAAGTTCTTGTCGCCATCTACGGTCTGGTTGCTAGTAAGATCCACATACGCACCAGGTCCAGCAATCGGAATGATGCTGGCTGCTGCTGTAGAGGTTCCACCCTTACCGTAGTAAAGCGTATTATCTACTTCGTTGAATGCTACTTCGGCGTTAGCCAGCGATGCTGGTGCGCCACTCGATCCTGTTGCGCGCCTTTTGAGGCGAATTACTGATGCCATTAAAAGTTTCCCCCGTCTGTGACGTTACCCGTTACCCATGCGTCCAAAGCCAAATCATATTGCAAAACGTCGCCGTCTATTAGCTGCGCTTGCTCCACCACTGGCTTTCCTGCGATTGTTCCTTGTATTTCCTGTGACAACTCGACCGCAACTTCAGCGGCGATGCCCAAACCCATTAGTTCGCTTGTAAAACTCATAGTTCCAAACGAAAAAGGGGGCTCGTACTGACGCCCCCATTTGGTTAATTAACCTTCATTACGTCAGTGGTGAAGATTTCCACCGCTGCGGCTGGCGTAGTCGAAGCAACTCCTACAACGCTCTTAATGAGAGTAGTAGAAGTGTCATCTGCAACACCTGCTGTCGCCGTAGTGTTAAGGTTAGCAAGAGCTACGTAGCTTGCGGCTACCTTGCCCTTAATGCCCTTACCTGTTCCACCACCGCGAACACCGCCGACAAACACCCAACCGTACTCGTTATCAGCGAGTGCGACCTGGGCAGCACCAACCATAAGGTTGTTGGAGCCAGCGTTGGTAGTTGTCATTTCAGCCGCCTGTCCATCCTTGTCGATGGTAACAAAAGCGTACTGAGCGATTGCGCCGTTTGCCTGAACAAACACGAACTCGCCCTCTGGGCATGATCCCTTATCGCCAACCTTCGCTGGCATAATTGCTGGATCTGTTCCAAAGGTCTTCTTGTAATTGATTCCGAATGATCCTGATGCGCTCATCGTTTCCTCCTAAGCGTAAATAACAGCCTGAAGTGCCGGAGCAGCGCAGCAAAGGTTGCCTTCTACGATAATTACCGTGAAGAAAGCATCCTGATCTACTGGACGAGCCATCTCTGGCGCGAGGGGCTTGAAGTCAGCTCCACGAACCATGTCGAACGACCAATATTTGCTGTTTAGCAATCGGCATGAGTTGGACTCAAGAACCGACGAGCCGTAACCGCCATCGAACACGAACGAAGCCCCATCGTACTCAAGCACGCGGAAGCCAGCGATTGCCTTCTTTGCAGGAAGGTTAATGCGCTGAATCGCGGTCAGTGAGCTGTGGAGGAACTTCCAGGCAGTACGATCCATGAGACCAAGATCCGGCATCTCATCGCCACGAGTTACCTGTGATAACGTATCCGTAATGGTCTCCTGAACGTTTGAAGCCGAAAGCGTTACGTTTACAGCGAGGTTTCGTGCAAACGTGTTAGTGCTACGGTCAATCTGCCCATAGGTTCCAGACGATGGTGAAGTGCTGACAGCCTTCTTGATGCCGTCAAACTCAAGACCACCAGATCCGGTGCCGTCGCCGCGAAGCGAGGTCGAAACTGTGTTCTTGAGGCGAGCAATAGCTGCCTTCATCTTCATCTCAGCGAGGTCAAGCAACTGTGCCTGGTCGCGGTTAGCACGACGATCACGCCCTGCAATCGCTACCGGTTCATAAACCTGCTTAATGCCGAAACGAAACGCTGTAGCATCGTCAATCGAATCTAGATTGAACGAGCTAGAGCCTGAGTAGAAACCGCCTACAGCCGAATCATTGTACATGATCGGCTTGCGAAGCTCGTATCCACCACTAAATTTACGAATTAGTCCCTGTTCGTCCAGCGTTGCCAGAAGCGGATTGTGATGCAAAATCTCGTCCGCGATGGCATCCGACTGATCGAAGAGGGTTGCTACGATTGCCTCTTCCAAATTAGCCATTTTGAGTTGTCCTTTTTAGTTTGGGGACAACCCAATACGACTATTCGCCACTCATGCGGCGTCGCAGGTTGTCCCTCATATCTTTGACTTGTATTCTGGGAGTCCCTGAACCAGCGGAGCCAGTAATTGACCGCGAAGCCGCCTTTGCTTTTCGCGCGACGGCTTGTTTTTGTTCCGCAACCGACTTTGCAGCTACAGCGTTATTGATGCTGGAAAAAGTCGGATTACCTGCGACCACATAGTTATACGCCGTTTCTAGGATCTCTTCGGGAGAGCTATAGCGACCTGTGGAAGCCAAACCACTCACTACGGGAGCCATTTCAGCTTCTAACTGCGAAGCGGTTTCTGGATCTCGAAAAAGCGGCTTTGTTTTCAGAAAAGAGTCTACGACCCGCTCATTATAATAGGCAACGGCGTTTTTCTGCTGTTCTGCCTGAATAGCCTGGAACTTCTCTTCCGCTATACGCTCGGCATCTTCACGGGTAAGGTAGTTTTGCTGCTGCGGAGGGTAAGCATACCCATTCATGTTTGGGTCAATTTGCCCCTGCTGCATTAGATCGTTTACCGATAACCCATAGGCGTCCAGCCATTCAATCGCGGTAGCAACAGGATTAGCTTGCATAGCCCGATCCCACGCGACTGACCGCCTGGTTACGTCCGCGATGCTAATACCCTGCTTGGCATAGTCTTGTTCATGCTCCTTTAGAACGTCATAAACTTTGCTCGTCTGCTGTTTTAGATCATTTACCTCCTGCATCCTGCGCTGGTAGTCGCTACGAAGCTCGTAAGCCCTACGATTCATGTACTGCTGCAACACATGCGCGTTTTCCGATGTAGGGTTTAAGAAAGCCTCCTTTTCGGCTTTGTTCATGTCAGCCGGGGGAACGACAGGGATACGCTCCATGATGCTTGAGGGAGTCTCTTCTGCCTCGGTAGGTGTCTCATCCTCTGCTACAGCTTCCTTTTCGGGCTCAACTCTTTGCGCCTCTTCTTTTGCGTCGAACTGCTGTTCTAGTGCGTCACGAATTGAACGCTCTTCAGTATTGCGCTCAGGTGTTACTTCCGTTTCTGTTGGGGTGGTTTCTACATTATCCATTTAGTCTCTCCCGTAGGTTTTGCATAAAATTAGCCACGACCTTCTTCTCTCTAGATTCGGCGTTCTTTTCAGGGGAATAGCCCCGTTCGTAGGCATCACCTACCTCGACAACGCCAGCGGCACGGTAGGTAGCCCGTAGTTTTGACTTGCTAGTGTAAATTTCTTTAGGGTTTAGCGGATTGCGAGTCGGCGGCATTTCATCCTGAATGAAGTAGTCCCGCGCATTAGACTGCACTCTCTTTTGTACCTGGTCGATTGGAACGACTTTCTTTTGATCGTGACAATACTGGAACAGTTTATACTTTGACATGCTGCCTCAGTTATACGGCGCAGTAATACAAAGTTTTTACCTACCGCGCCATCGGTTTTACGAGCGAGGAACTATGTTATTTACCACTACAGGCTGTTGTCCTTGTGGTTGAGCGTTTAAGCTCCCCTGGAACGCCTCGGCTGCCAAACGTAGTCGCTCTAGCTCCTGTTCGCTTGCTAAACGCCGCTCTTCCATTAGCTTTTCAGACTCAGAAAGCCGCACGCGAAGCTGCTCCAGCTCGTTTTTCTGCACATCTAGCAAGGCTCCCAAACGGATAGCTTCCTGGTCAATGGCTTGCTTGTTGGCTGCGGTAGACGCATTGGATTGAACCTTGAGCAGATCCACCTGAACAGCATTAGCCTTAACCTGCGCCTCTTGCTGTGCAATACCCAACTCTTGCTGTGCTAACCACTGGTCAAACTGCTGCTTTTGAACCTGGATCTGAGCGTCCAGCGACTCACGTTGCATTTTTACCTGATGCTCTTGAGCCACGAGCATATTCTTTTCGTGAGCATCCTGCATTTGCATTTGAGTTGCTGAAAGGCGTGCCTGAGCCTCGACTTGCGCGATCTGCATCCGAGCTTGCATTTCTTGCATGATTGGGTCGGGTGGCGGGGGCTGCTTGGCAGCTTCTTCTTTTGCTTTGGCAATTTGCCCGATTTCACCGAGTGCTTTCGTAAAGATCCCATCAAGCTCCTTACCGCCTTTGAAGCGTTTTATAACGTTTTGGAACAGGTCAATGCTAAAGCCAAGAAGCGGCGGGTACTGCTCGATGAGGCTTTTCATCTGGTTGAAAAACTCACCTGCTGACGTGATCAGTTGCATCCCTTCGGCTTGGTCTTGAGCCTGATCAATAGCGATCATGGAGTCCGAAGCGATCTGTATTCGGTAGCAGAACTGATGTTCTGACCGCAAAAAGTCTAGGATCTGCTGCTTCATGCCTTCCATGATCATCATAGGATCTGGCGGCATTGGAGCTGGCATAGGTTGTCCGTCTGGACCCATTTGCGGGGCTTGCTCTGGCGGTGACGGTAACAGCGGCATTAGAACGTTTGTGGCATCGCCAATCTCAAAGATGCGTTCGCCTTCAAACGTGCTGGCTATGATGATGCCTAGCTTTTCAATGGCATCACTTACGAACTTGCTAAACATGTTTTGGCGCACCACCAGTCCAAGACTCGACCATGCGTTTTCCAAACGGTTCGCCGTGGCGCTCTTGTACTGATCCGATGTACCGCGTAGCAGATCGCTAACTTTTAGCGTTTCGTATAGCTGCTCTAGTGCGGTCTGGCGTGCTTGCTGAAGAACTTGCAGCGCGTTGACGTACGCTGCGATATCCATTGTTTCAATTCCAGCACCGAGACCACCGCGACTCTTGTAACTAGGCCAATTCATTACAGGAATCATCTTCAGATCGCCAGTCATTAGCTGCTCGATCTGGTTGCCGAGCGTGGCGTCATAAAGCGTGTTGGTGCGAATAGCCTGAGTGACGGCATGAATACGAGTTGTGAGACGCTCAACCTCTAGGATCTGGTCTCTTACATGCGCGTAGTCAGAAACAGGCAGCACGCTGTCTGGGTCTTGGCTCTGAGCGATAACGGAGCACGGATAGAAGTTTGGGTACTCTATGGGAGGTTCTGACTCAGACACGATGCCTTCTTCTGCATTAAGGTGCAGCCAATAAACCTTCTCAGTTTCCTCGCACCAGATTTCCCAAAGTTCTGCTTTGCCTTCGTACTTATCGTAATCGCGCTCCCAATCGCGCTTGTCCTTGTCAGGAAACGAATCGTACGTGAGCTTATCAGCTACTTCCTGCCCAAACAGTTTAGTTGCGTTGTAGCGAGTTAGGTACGCTCGTTTAGCTCGCCACTCTACTTCTGTTTCGTTTCTAGCATCGCTACAGAGGTAGTCATTGTATTGGACTACATCAAGAATAGCTCTCTCTGACTCTTTGCTTTCGACAGTAGTTTTAACCAGGACTAGACCGCCTGGGATTTGTTCGGCTTCAGAGGTATCGCCGTCATACGCTTCACCTTTATCGTCTACGAGTTCCCCTTCAGGGCTTTGGAATAGCGCGATCTTGGTTTCCTCTTCCCCGATTTCAGCGTCGTAGCGAGCCCACAGTACAGACCGCCCTGTTAGAAGGAACTGTAGGGCAGCATTGTAGCCTACGAGATCAAACGGAAACCCAACGTCCATGTTGTATTGGATATTGCGCTCTAGCAGAACTGCGCTTACCTCTTCGAGCGTCCCGCCCGTTCTTTTGCGGAGCGTGACCTCGGCTTTTGGCGTTGACGAATAGTAAGCAGGAAGAAGAGTATTGACACAATACCACCAGCTATTAAGTCGTCGTTCAGCATCGTTTAGGATACCTACCCTTTTTTGAGCGTTGTAGACGCGGATACTTTCTTCAGCGAGCTCAATGAACCGTTTGCTGCGTTCCTGCGCCCGTGTGATCTCTGTTTTCCAGTATGGTCCGGTGAAACGCTTAACTAACGGCTCAGGGTTCATATTTTTGCGCGTCCTTGTTCGGCTCTTACACTAGCGATGTACGACTCTAGCCGTATCAAACCCTTGTTAAACGTTGGTGGTACTGCTTCGTATTTGCTGTCCAGCAATCGCTCTTTGCACAGGTAACGTAAAGCATCGCAAGCGTGATCATCCCCTGCTGAGTCAGCATCTTCGGGGTGTCGCTTGTCGATTGCCAACGCTGGCAAAGTTTCCAGCAGGTACGGACAGTTGGTGCTAATATACAGCATCGCAGGTTTTGCAACCAAGCGTTGTCTGATCTGGGACCATCCGCCGATGCGATCATTGTCGGCAAGCCTGAAATTGGGATGTTTGTACCTAGCAAACACCGAATGAAACTGATCGGCGATGCTAGGACCGCCTTGATGATTAAAAATGCTAGGGTCTGCTACGGCATGGACGTTTTCACCAATCGAAGCGGCGGCGATTCTATTGGCTTGCTCGGTGTTATCGACTCCTTTGCCGTGCAGCTCACGATAAATAACAATGGAGTTTTTGGGGTAGGGTAGTTCGTTTCCTGAATCGTCTTTACCGGACGAGACTGCGCCCCAGATCGCTGCAAACGGCGACCGATAGCCCCAATCATAGCCCAAGTAGCGAGTCCAATGCTTAGGGAGGTTAAAAGGACGAATAATGTGCCGACTACTAAACTCAGGGAAATAACTTCCTTCATGGATCTCCCAATCGCCTTCAAGCCAAGCACGTACTAGCTCCGGTGAGCCTACCATGTGTAGGCGGTTTATATATTCAGGGTCTTTTGCCAAAAGGATCTGATTGTCGTCGATCCTAGAGGGAATGTAGATGTAGTCAAAGGAACTTCCGTTAGGCAGCTCTTTTGTAAGCAGTTTTTTGCCCTTTGGTGCTGGACGTATGAAGAAGTCTTTGAGCCAGGTGTGACCGACACCGCCGGGGTTAAACGTTAGGATGATTTGAGGGTTTCCCTTGCCTCGAAGAGCGCCGAACAGCTTAAAGATAGGGCTTGGATTAGCGAAGTTGCCAGCTTCTTCGATGCAGCACAGGCTAAGGTTCTGACCCTGATACTTTTCAGCGTCTCCGTCGTCGCCTAGCGGTCTAAACCTGACACGAGCACCGTTTGGAAAGGTAAACTGCTTCTTTTGATCTGCCCAATGAGCCCTTAGCGGGAGGTAAATTTGCTTTGCGCGTTCGATTAGGTCGTCTGCTTGAGGCAGTTCTTTGCGGAAGAAGATGGCGTTAAAGTCTCGTCCGTATCGCTGCTGATCTACGGCGATTTTGCCTAGTACCCCATCGGTTTTACCCCCACCTCTAGCGCCGCCGTAGCCTATGAGCGTTATGGGACAATTAACCAGCATCTCCTGGGGACCGGGTTGTGGTGACCAAACTACCCGATCCTCGTGTTTCTTCATGCGGCTGTCAGACCCCTACCACCGTTAATCTTCGGGTAATCCACAAATGCCTACCGGAGCAGGAAACGGTAAAAACGCTCGCCATTAGACAACCAGCCGATCTTTTGTGTACCACGCTTAGTCACTTACGTCAGTCTTTCCCCGAATTGCCTCATACTCTGCTTTGGTCATTGTGCGCCCACGTAAGCCAAACCGACGACGACAAAGCCCACAGGACGAATAGTACCTGTCTGTCACCACAATGCCCACATGGTTACAATCTGGGCAGCGATAATAGTAAACGTAATCCTTGTCACGCCGAGCACCGCGCTTACTCATAGAACGGTGGCGCAGGAAGAGGCTGCCAATGCGGGTACTGACTAAACCCTATAGGCTTATCCCCAACTACCCAGTGACCCCCAAAGCAATCTAGGTAGCCTACAGCGTGCTTATGCACTGGTCCACAGATCAAGACCTCCTGAAACGGCTGTGGGCGAACCTCGTTAATACTAACCCAACCAACCCTAGCCGGACCCTTTAAGCCTTCTAGGTACTCCCGCTGCAAGAACTGAGCGTCATAGTCCATCGTCTTCTTCCTGAGTCAAATACCGCGCAGTAAACTCTTCCTTGCTCATCGGCTTAGACGACACAACCGCATGTATAGCGCCTGTGTGCTCCACCACGTTGTTTTCTGTCCAGCCTAGCCTTGCCTTGCATAGGTACTGAATCATCTGCGCGTTGCCAATCCTAACCTGGTCCATAGCCGCCGCAGCAACCTCATACTGAAAGCTGCTCTGCGACTGCGTAAGCTCGTCAGGGTAAATGTTGTCCAACTCCCGTGGAGTCAGCTTCAGCGCAATACTAATCTGGTTCTTGGTAAGCCCAACCCTAGCCATCTCCCGAACCTTGCGACTTACGTCAGCCTCCCAATCAGGATGACGCTCCGACACCACAGGAACCCCAACTACCTCTATAGCTACCTCGTCAGACATAGAACAGTGTTTTTGAATAGAGTGGTTTGGATAAAATTACTAGGGTCGGTTGTGAGGGTAGAACGGTGTTTTTGAGGGCTTGGTGTAGCCCATAGGTATAGCTGGGCGTAGCTGTTGTCGAAGGTAGAACGGTGTTTGTGGAGGGATGGGAAATTTTACGTGGGTGATTAGATGCCGCCGCCGCTCCACAGCGCCCCACTTTCAAACCGAAAACCTTTTGGAAAACCAGGCTCTTAGCTGGCAAACACCTGAAATGGTTTAGGAATCTGATAGTAGTATGCAACAAGTATGCCACCCCGTCGGGAGGGTAGGCTAACCCTGCGGAATTATTATTATAATACCCAATTAGTTTTCTAATTCTCGTAAGGTAAGATAGTGCTAACGATTCCATATAGTTAGCCTAGCATCTGTAGTTATTCCTTTGGCTTAGCTGCTTCGTCTAGGATAGCGCCGTACTGGTCCCAGGTGAGCCCGCTCATATCCCGAAGTACCGCAAGTTCGCGAATTGTATAGACATTTTTCTGAGTCTCGAAACGAGACCACCTCGGCTGGTCAACACCGACCATCGCTGCAGCTTGCAGCTGGGTTAGCCCAGCACACGTGCGAGCGGTTAGGAACGGCAGCCCGCGCACCTGCATACGTTGCGTAGCATCTAGATAATCTAACCTATGCCTCATCTTTTGCATCGATTGACCGATAACTACACCACCAACTACGCAAACTTTGCATAGCTGTAAAGGGAAAAGTTGCTGCACTTCAGCTATTCCTATGTAGACATAGCACTCCCGACATGAGACTATGAAGGGGTAGCATGATGCTACCGACTGACCAGGAGACTAACCATGACAACGACAGACAACACGCCACAATTTCCGAGCGAGAGTGAAGAGCACGAGGTAGAGCGTCGCCGCGTTGCACTTGTTTCGCAATACGAGAAAACAATGAACCTCTTAACCGAGTATCTCGCGTACGTTCGGACCATGGGTGGCAAATTCGGCTACAACGAAAATATTGGTGAGCGTTTGATCGGCGACCTTGAAAGCGACATTTACGGGCAACTCAAACGACTCCAGACTTTGCGCGACGATGCTGACGATCTGTCGTGTGTCGACAACAACGATGACCACGCTTAAAGACGAAGGAGACTAACCATGAGCATGGTAAAACAAGTGATTTACGACAGGTGGGCGGAGATCGACACCACTCACGGAATTGTGTGGGTGCCTTTTGACTTGGTGTGTGCAGGTAAGGGTAAAACAACAACCCTGACAGCTAACGATGTTCGAGACTTTATAGACGGCGACTTCGTGAGCTGTCGCATTGTCGACGGGTATGGGGCTCGCTTCAGCATGCCTGGATACTTGGACTGCACCGAATGGTCGGTGTTTGCGACAGAGGACGAAGCCCACGATCATTTAGGAAACGACGACTAAGGAGACTAACTATGAAAACCCACCATGTGAGATGGATTACGACCCTTTTAATCGAACGGGCAAAGGAAGAAGTACTGTCTTGGGAGTCTATAGGCAGAGCGTGCTTGCGCTACATGAGCGAGGACGAAGTAGCAGATATGGCACGCCGCGAAGGGCTTATAGAAGAAACTGACGAAGATGATGATGAGCAACTAACGGACCAAGGAGACTAACCATGAAAACAACCCTTACCTTATTACTTGCTCTCATCCCATCGGTAGCCCATGCGCAACTATGGGAAGAGTACGAGCCAATGCCGAGCCGACCCATCTACAACCCTAATGTGGTGCCGGTCGCGCCTCCGTTCGGTCCGAGTTTACCAATCCCAAGGCAAGGGGAGGTTAATTCGGCGGGTTGGAACACGGGCTACAGTGTTGTGACGACGACACGGGAGAGACCTGATCCTCTGCTGAGCCAAATATATGATCGGGACGTAACGACATCAGAGACTGTGACGGCGATTGTGCCGAACAATGCGCTAGGTCAGCCGATGATGTGGCGTGTGCCTGGGCAGTAACGATCTACAGGCTATCCCAAGGGGTAGCCGCTAGATCGGCATGGTGCCGACGATTGTGACTAGGAGACTTATGACAACTCGTTTTGAATTTGACCAAGGCTACTATGATGAGGTCTTACCAAGATGGCAGCATCCCACTGGCTTTGATTCCGATGCTAACTTCATAGGTACCAAGCCCTCGGGCTACGTTATTGCAAGCCGAACCCGTGACTCTAGTTTGCTAGAGGAAAGCAATTTTGAAAGCATCCTAAAAGACTTGGGAGGCGAATCGGATAGTGTAGAGGTGATTCGTCATGGGCATTGGGCGTGCGGATGGGTTAAATATCTGATGGTTAAGCGTGACGCCGAGACCAAGCTGTTAGACCGTTGTGTTGAGATTGTGCGAGACTTGGCGAACTACCACGTGCATGACGAAGATGACTACTGCAACCGACAGTATGAAGCTATCTGTAGCTACTGGGAAACTGCTAACCTTGGACAACGGGTTAAATTGTGCCAAGAATCGAAAGTCACTGTTTTTGCAGCTCGTAGGGATGAGATCCCAGAACGAGTGCTAGATGCACTTACACAAAACGATAGTTTCTTTTAACCCGCCTACAAGCCCCACCACGGGGCTTTTTTTATACCCTGGGGGTTGCCTATGACATGACCTAGATAATTCAACCACGAGGCTTATAGAGCCTTGGGCTCACTGTCCGTCTTAACTGCATGATGCAGCTTAGGGCTAGTGTACCCTTGTTGCGCGCTAACTACGTGTAACGTGGTTAAGTGCCTGTACCCTGGTTTTGGGGTTGCGTGCGCGTGCGCGTGCGAGCCCTCGCCTTGTAACTTTGGTGTTTCACGTAAGGCGTTCCTTCCGGTAAGACTTGATCGGAAAAAAGGCTATTTGTTTTGGACTGACTTGATCGGAAAAAAGGCTATTTGATGGGGACTCGCAGGAAATTCTTTTCGGAAGGCTATCGCTACCGGACGGTGGCGATTGTTGGCGTTGAGGAAGATGAGGCAGTGGAGTGGTACCTGCGCAAGCTGTATGCGAAGCAAACTGACCACGACGCATTGGCGGATTTGGCTGAATACCTACGCAGCGTAAGCGACGGATCTGGTCCAGTGACGCTTGAGTGTCCCTATGAAAACGACGGCTTTGAGGCGGTCCTGGGCGACTCTGAGGGGGTCTATGTTTTGAGCTTTGAAATTGGGTGCGACGGATTTGCTGCGCTCACAGAGATCCTTGACCAAGACCCATAGCTATGTTTACATAGTAACAAGATGCCACTGACGGCATGACTGGAGACTAAAAATGCTAAAAAACCTATTTGGTCTGTTTCAGACCACAACACCTGTTAAAGAAGTTAAGCCTGTTAGGGCAAAGAAGCGCGAAGCGGCAAAGCCTGAGGCAACGACCAAACTTTGCACAAAGTGTAACAAGACGCTTCCCCTGGAGGCGTTTAACCGCTGTGTGGTTGGCGCATTGGGACGACAGCCGCAGTGTCGGGATTGTCAAAAAGAATACAATGAGACCAGGCGCAACAAGACTCGTGCGAAGGAAAAGCAGCGCGAGCGTTACGGCAACACCCACACGTTGTCGGTTCATTACATAAGCGCGAAGGATTTTGCGGCATTTCAGGAATTGAAGGCTCGCAAAAAGATGACGACCCAACAGCTTTTGGAAGAGGCACTTTCAAACCTCTTTATCTTAAACAAGTAACCATAAAAGGAACGAAATGACTGACTTACAAAAAATTGATTACAGCAGCCGAGAGGTTGTTTCGGTGTTGCGAAACACTGTCGCGCAGAACGCCACGGACGCTGAATTTGCGATGTTTGTGGAGTACTGCCGCTCAACGGGACTAAACCCGTTCAAAAAAGAGGTCTGGTTTATCAAGACCAAAGGCTACCAAAGGCGCGACGGCACTATGGTAGAGGGCAAAGTCCAGATCATGACTGGCATTAACGGGTTCCTAGCGATTGCCAACAGACACCCAGAATACGACGGAATGGAGAACGAGTTGCTCGTCGATGGTCAGGGAAAGATCATGGGAGCTACGGCTAAGGTCTACCGAAAAGACCGTAAGTTTCCGTCAGTAGCTACGGCTCTCATGGCTGAGTATTACAAGCCAAGCCCAACGGGAAAGCCTGGAATTTGGGAGCAAATGCCATCAATTATGATCGCTAAATGCGCTAAGGCTTTGGCTTTGCGTGAAGCGTTCCCACAAGAACTAAACGGCTTATATACCTCGGAGGAAATGCCCCATGATTACGGCAACAATAATTTTGGTAACGGGAGTGACCTCCCTGTGGTTTTGGGTCAGGCACGAGAAGCGCAAGCGCAAGCAGGAGGCTTTGAAAGAGCGAGCGCGGTCTCTGGTGACGAACTCCCCTGGGAACGTCAGGATCGTCAGGAAGTGGAACCACAAACGAGGGCAAAGGAAACCCGGTACGACATCCGTGAATTAGCTCCTGACGTTAGGGAGAAGGCAGAAGAGTACCTGCGCGACAACGTATGTAAACTTGGCTCAGACGGAATTTGGACATGCCCAATCAAATTAGAAAAGCTAACAAGTTGCATCGTCGCTTAAGGTACGATCTTCCCAAAACGGGCTACCGCCGTTGGACGGTCCACGTAAGCATTAAGCTCCTTGAAGAGTTTAAAACGATTGCCGAACAAGAAGGCAAGAGTCATGCGGCTGCGCTTGAGGAAGCATTGAAGAACTGGTGTGGGCATGAAGAGTGACCTAAAAACCACTGACCCCGAGGTGCAGCGGCTACGGCGTCGGTGGTTTAAACAGGGCTACCGAGCCCATGAAACGATCCTTAGCCAAGAGGTTACCCGGCTGCTAAAACTCCTGGAGGGCGAGCAATCGCTCTACAGTAAAGGGCAAGCTGACGGGATCCGTTGGCTGCATCAGTCCATGCAAGAGGTTTTAACCCAAACTGGCGAGTAGCTCAGTTGGCAGAGCGCAGGATTGTTAATCCTGTGGTCGCTGGTTCGATCCCAGCCTCGCCAGCCAAAAAAAACGGCACCAACCGGGAGACTAATCTCGGCTGGTGCCAACGAAGACTGTGACTAGCAGTTCGGAGAACAACCCCAACAAGTTGTTTGTCGCTCTCCCCTGAAGGTTATCATATACCCACGATAACCACAATTATTAAGTCCTAATTCTAATCAGATCCCTAATAATCCTAATAACTTATCCTAGTTATCCACAGCTTTTCCACAGGCTCAAAAAACACCCTCAATACACGTGTTCCTACCGTAACACGCATCGAACAGCCGATCCGTTACGTCGTTAGCTCTAATCCGAACCTCTATTTTGTTTACGATGATCCGAACAACACTCCGAGCAGATCAAGCCGCATGAATCTCACAAGTGATCCGAAACTGCATCAAGGACATATTTTAGGGGGGAAAAAATACAAGGAAAAAGACAGCCCTGTAAACGAGCAGTTTCGTAACTCAAAGGCTGCTAAAGTACCCATCGCGGGTTGGGAGAGCGTAATGCGAGCGAAGCGAGCAGGAAAGGGGGGTGTTTTGGGTCCTAGGGTATTAGGGGGGAAAACCACGGGTCTGTCAAGAACTTTATTTACTTGGTGGTATATACCACACATAGAAAGTGTAGCAGGGGACTAGCGGTAAGAGTTCAGATCAGGTACACATTGGGCATGACGGAGACTGAAATTAGGCGATTGCTTGGCGTTTTACGCGCCGAATACGGGACTAAAGTATCCTGCTCCGATGAGCGGGTTACACTGTGGAGCATCGTCCTGGGACACGCCAGCTACACAGAGACTCAAGTTGCTATCGCAGAACTCCTTAGCGAACCACGAGCGTTTCCACCCTCTGTTGGCGAAATTAATGCCGCAATTCTGGCAAACCGCAGAGGCGGTAAAGACGATTGGTCTAGCGCCTGGGATGCCGTGCTGTTCGCTGGAAAGCGAAGCCTCTACTACGCGGAGGAAGAAGCCGCTAGGCTCGCTCCAGAAGCCCTAAAAGCTATTGGTGGGGTTCCTGGGTTAAAGGAACTCGCGCACGCAACCAGTGACCAGCTAGGCGTCCTCCGGGCGCAGTTTAGACAGCGGTACGAAACGGTTGAAAAACGAGCCGAAAGCGACGACATTAAAGCCGCACTGCAAACAGTTTTACCCTCTGTGCACATAAGGATGATTAAATGAGCTACGCTAAGAAAAGCCCAGAACAATGGAACCGTGAAGCACTGGAAAAAGAAGCCGTGAGCCTCATCGAGTACCAGACCTCCTTTGCCCCAGTACTGGCTAACCAGTCCGGCATGGTTGCTCTTCTTTGCCACGAAATTAGGCAGCTCAGGCAAGAGGTCAAGTGGTGCAGCACCTACCTAAAGCGCATGGCAAACGCCCCCGCCGGGTCTGACGAAAAGGTGCCGTTCTAAAGCATGAGCTGGTCAACCCACACAGTCTACGACGGCAAGTGGAAGGTTACCGTCCATGTAAGGGTCGGTGACGGCTACACCTACCGCCCACACGAACACCCAGAACTACGGGTTCTCTTGGAAGAACACTACCAAAGCGAGCCCCAGGTGCTTGCAAAAGCTATTCTGGAAAACGTCCTTCACTGTGACTCAGTACACGTAGAGACCCTCTCTGGGGATGGGTTCTACATGATCAAGTGCCAAAAAAACGTTGTAGCTAACCAATGCTCCGACTGGCACACTTGTCCTGCGTTTGCTTGCACAGGAGCCTGTGATGCCACTGACCAAAAAGGGTCTTAAAATTAGACAAGCCATGGAAAAGTTCTATGGCAAAAAGCAGGGTGACGCCGTGTTTTACGCGTCGGAGAACGCTGGCAAGATTAAAGGCGTTACCAAGAAAAAGAAGTGACGCCAGACTGGAAACACTTTGAAGCCTGGGAAGACCCACCCGTCAGCTCTCCGTTCTGGATAACAATCAAACACATTGACGTAAACGGCTACGAAGTCAGGTACGTCCGCGAATACTGGTTTGACCTCGGACAAACCGAAAGAGACGTTTGGCTTAAATGGGACCGAGGATGGTTTGAAGAAAACCCACGCACCTCCCGTGTTATTAGAGAAGCCTACCCAAACACCCTATGGCTCGCCTGGGCTCCAAAAGATGAGATCAAACCGTTTGAAGGGTAACTTCCGCCACGGTCCCGAAGAAGCCGCCATGATCGCCTTCTTCGACTATTGCCGCCTTCTAAGCCATAGACACCCCGCTTACCATCTCGCGTGGCACGTCCCAAACGAACGTAAAGCAAGCGTTCAACGCAGAGTCACTATGGCTCGCGCTGGCGTTAAAAAAGGAGTGCCTGATATCTCAGTGCCAGTGCCAAACAAAACGCACCACGGGCTCTACATCGAGCTTAAAATAAAGCCCAATAAGCCGTCCCCAGAACAGCTCAAAATCATAGACGAACTAAACAAAGTCGGGAACTATGCGTGCGTGTGCTGGAGCGCAGAAGAAGCTATCGCCACACTGGAAGCGTACCTTGCCGACAAGCTATGAGCGATCATCGCAAAACCAACCCATTCGCTGTCGATCAAGAAGCCGCTATCCTAAAAACCCCCGAACGCGAACTATGGTTTGCCGTCATCGAAAGAGCACTTAAAGACTACTGCTTCTTCTTCGACAAAATCCTAACCACAGGCAACGGACACCTAATACGCTACGATGAACTTCACAAAGTTCACCGCCAATCGTTCAACCTAAAAGCCATCGCGGAAATAAACCGACTGCGATGGTTTCTATTCGAGAAACAACCAGTTCCGTTTAACCTCACATTCCTGCTGGAACAACTTTACGAGGACGATACACACGTGGCAGCCCACATACGCGAACAAGCCGCAAAGCAATTCAAACTCCACTGTGCCGAAATCGAAGCTCGCGGGATGTTCCAAGCCGTCATCTCCTACGTCACAAACACTACTGAGGAAACACACGGAGCCCCTAGCGCGTCATTCTCAACGCTAAAGACCAAACGCTACCGCAAAGACTGTTAAAAGAAGTTACGCTTCTTGTCCTTAATCGACCAAAACTGCGAAAGTCCGTAAAGCAATGCGCCGGACAATACAGGCGTCACAGCGTCAGCCAGCTTGTCAGCTTCGGCATCGCCAACTCCAATGACTAACAACCCGCCCGAGGCAAGGCTTAAGAGGTGCCTTACTACCGATCCGAGAAAACGGTCCATGCTCTGTCTCCTGCATTTTGCATACGCTTGCCAGTTGAATGACATACCCGCTGAGACGGCTTAACGAACAACTGCCCTTCAACGTTGCAATTCATCCAATGCGACCAATAAAACCGCAGATCGCACTTAGCAGTCTTCTTGGCTATCCGCCGCAAGTCAACCACAGAATTAACCTCTGTCCCGTCTAAGTCATAGATACACGGCTCACGCAGATCGGTGTCGGGTCCGTGCTTTTCGCACACCGATTGGGACAAGCACTGATGCCTAAGTGGATTATCCACAAGAACGCAACCAGGCAAACGAGCACGTACAATCCGAGACAGAACTTTTCGAGCGGGTCCATTGAGATCACACTCCAAACAAGGGCTTACATAACACTGAACGGCGTTTCGAGACTGCAAGAGACGCTGCCTAAAGCGGGTTACCACCGCAGCAAAACGCCGACGCATCCGACTGCCAGGACGCATAACAGCTTTATTAGCTTGCGTAATGGTCAAGCCAGCAAACACGTCGTGCGGCTCACATCGCTGGTTTCTTAGACACGGACCATTTGCTAAATGCACCCGGATAACTTTGGGGCGATCTAAACGCAGTAATTGGTCGGCGCATGAGCACTCAGCGCCAAACGAACCTTCTAGCCACCCCACACTTATGTCACGTTGTCGCCAGGTCTTTAACGTGTTTTCACAGTTCCACGTCTTATTGCATAACCCAATGTAACTTACGCCTTGGGCATGAGCGTTCACAGCACACAGCAACAAAACTGCAAAAAGCAGTCTCACTTCAATGCCTGGTCTAGCTTCTGTTCCATGCGTTCAAGCCGCTGGTTCATGCTGCGAAGTTCTATTTGCATGACCTCTACTTGCATCGTTACCTGGAACTTGTGGCTTTCTAAGTCCTCTAGGCTTTTCTTTAGGTTGCGGTAATCCATTCCGACGATTGAAACAACAATGCCGATGAGTCCCTTGATCGCTAGGTCAAGCCAGTAACGCAACTCCGTAATGTCACCGCCAGTCATACAATCTCTAGCTCCGCTTCCTTTACGTCCTTTAGCTCGTTCATTAAAGCCTCAAACGCTGTGCGGCTGCTTAGAATTGCACTTTGAGCCCCAAGAACTCCAAACATTAGCCCGACAAGAATACAGCCCTGAGTGTCCTCATGCGTGTTGCCAGCGTGAATAAGAATTTCAGACCTATCAGGCACGTCCAAAACTTTGTACGTCTTGCCAAACCTTGGGCTCTTATGACGCACAATTTTGTACGTCCCCGTAGGAATACAGGACACCTGCTTGGCATTGTCCTTCCAAGCATCTTCTAAAGTTACAAACGACGGCTTACCATCAATAAGCAAAACGCCATACGTAGCGTTCTGGTATTCAGTAATGCGGCGTACCGTCAGTTTCACAACTACCGCTCTAGTTTGGCTAGGCGGGCTTGCAAAGAAGCGACTTGAGCGGCTAGTTCCTGAATGGCTTTTATAAGTCGCGCATCATTTTTGCCCAAGCCGGTTAACGTTAAAAAACCGTTGGAGCCTTCGCCCACGAGATCCGGGTAGACCTTGGCAACTTCTTGAGCAACAAAACCTATCTGATGCCCTGTGCCGTCTTTATAGTCAAATTCAACAGGTCGCAGCGAAGCAATAGCTGACAACTGAGGTGACAGGTCAACTATGTTTTCCTTCAATCGCTCATCGGAGTAAGCACCAAACGCAGCTTGCGAAGCTCCGTTAGCGTTAATTTGCCCCTGTCCAGTAGCCGCTGAATTCATTAAAAACTGGATTAACGTCTGCGATGTTGTGCTGTTGTTATCTTTTTTTCCGACAACTAATGCAGCCGTGGAAACGTCTCCAGCCACGCTGCTTATGCACAGCATTGTGTTCAACGTGCCACTTTCGGTATTAACTATATGGACCGGAGTAAGCGGGTTAATTGTGTTAATACCGACACGACCAGCGTTGGTAATTCGCATCCTCTCCACAGTGCTTGCAGAGCCATTGGGTGTCGTTCCAAACACCAATCGCCCCGGCATGTCAGACGATGCGCCAGGGGTGGTATCAATTTCGGCTCCTACGTATGCAGCGCGATCATACCCAGTTCCATTAGCACCCCAAAAGTTAATTACGCCTAGTGGATCACCAGTCTGCACAATCACATTGGTTGGACTCTCAGTGCCACGACTTTTGAATAGGTCTAAAGTTCGTGCGGTAGCAGCATTGTCAAAGCTGGCAAGTCCTAAACGAGAGCCGTTACGCTGAATAAAGGAAGTGCCATCATACAACACCTCAATTAGCGTACCCTTCATAAACGACAGAGACCCCGTTGCCGTTCCGAGTTGATCTGCAATTATGCTTTTAGCGCCTACGCCACTCACGTTAAGAGTGACAGTGCCAGTAGGGGTAAAACCTGCAATAAACCGAAACACCTGACCAGCAGCATAGGCAGTAATCGCAGGGCTTGGGGTGAGGGTCTGTGCGTTCGCAGTTCCACCGGAGGTTCCACACCAGATAAAGGAACCGTCTTGAACCTGACCAATCGCAGCATAGTTGTTACGCGCCGTGCCATTTGCCACGTTAGTGTGCTTGTATCCGCCCATTGGGAGATCAGCAGTAGCACTATTTTGTCCGTCTTTCGTCAAACAGGCGTTAATGCCACCCTCAAAATCGTCGTCTTGATCATCGTGGCGGCTTGCTTCAATGCCAATGCCTAGCGATGCGTCACCCGTCCAGCCGTTGCTGCTGTAGTTACCCTTGCGATACGTTCCACCT